TTACTGCCCCCCGACGACCGGAACAACTGAAATTCTTCGATTATATCTCGCTGTTTGCGAGGCGTTTTTATGACCTGAAATTTCCTGCTTCTCACTTAGCGTACCTTCAAGATCAGAAATTCCTTTGGCTTTTAGATCATGAAAAGTGAACTGGAAATCGAGGTCTGGATATTTCTCAGCAGCAAGTTTTTTTGTCTTCATCCACTGTGCATTAAAAGCATCGCGTGTGTATCGCAGACCTGATGGCTGGTGGATGACAAAAATACTTACCATCCCGCTGTTGAGAGGAATGCTGTCAGCAAGATTAACGGCATCCTCCAGACGTTTTGTCCAGGCCTTAATCTGGCTAACTGCGGTTTTACTCTGCTGAATTAAAATTCCTTCGCTCAATAATTGACTCTTTTTGAGGTCAAGAATATCTCCCTGGCGGGCGCAACATAGATATGCCAACTCCATTGCAACTTTTACGGGAATAGAAGCAACGCTATAAAGTGCATCATATTCCCTGTCGCTAATATAACGGGTACGAGCCTGCTCTTTAAATTGCTTAACGCCCTGGCAAGGATTCATCTTCACCTTTCCTCGTTCGTATGCCCACCGAAACACCCTAGACATAAATGCTTTCTCGCGGTTTGCCTGAACCCTGCTCTTAACACCTCGTTTATCCATATATTTTCTGATGTGCTCGGGCTTGATGTTATCCGGCTTCATTTTCCCGAAGACAACATTTACCTTTGAACCGTATTTTCTGTAGTCTTTACGTGTTTCAGTTGCTAACTCGTGGAAATCGCCGGAATTAAAGAACTCTTCACAAAGTGCGTTGAAGTTAGTACCAACCTTTAAATCGTTTATGAAGTTTTCGTAAGCTGCCCATACCTGCGATTTTGTTAGATCAGGATTGCACAACCTGACGGTACGACCATCTGTTGTACGAAACTCATAAGCAGATTTTCCCCGACGAACGCGGGGAGGCATCCAGTTATCATCGGGGTTTTTGCGAGCTCTAGACATTACATATCCTTAAAGTTTGGTTCTTCTTCCTCTGGATTGCTCACTATCAACTTAAGGCCAACCGGGTTTGATACATGATCCCATGTTGTTCCAGGTCTGCCGTCCTTACGTGGAATAAAAAATACTCCACTATCCCTGAGAGCTTTGCACTGTAAGGAAGGGCGACGATAACCAGTTAATTGATAGAGGTCATCTGGAGTAAGAAAACGTTGGATTTGTCCGCTCATAGATAGTTCTCCACTTAAACCGGCTGCACCCGGTTACTTCATTCTGTAAGCACACGATGAACATCCGTGACGGGTTCCATCGTTGCAATTGCGACATAATGGATATTCTTTCGAATCCTTCCCATTTAGCTGATGAAATATCTCTACTGGCACCATTACCGGCATTGGTACACGAATCACCATGCTTCTGAGTTCAGCAATTTCGTTTGCCTGTTCGAACACTCGCGCCTTACAGTATTCAGCTTCAGATTTCCACCATGCCACATCCGTTTTGAGGCGACGCACACGCCGCTGCTTGAGTTTACTGGGCATGAATATTAACCTTGATAGCGAACACTTTCACCGGTTCTGGCCCAAAGTGAGGATGTGTGATCACCTTGATTTCGTAACCGTCATACGGGATGTCGATACGCGTGCTCATATCGCCGCGCTTCGGATAACCACGAGTGATGATCAGACGGTCATAGTCTTTGCCATGAATGCGTCGTCCCCAGTACGGATTAACCAGTCGATACTCTTCCGTCTTCTCACCAGACTTCATCTGGTCGAAGTATTCACCGTTAACTGCCAGTTGAAGGTTAGCCATCACTTATCCCCTTCAGACAGTTTTTGCATAGCTCCGGAGTAACGCTGCATTCCATGCTCAAGTGCTGATTTCACCTCCTGCTGCGGTGCTGCTGCAATCAGTCTGCTCCATGCATCGTTCGAGTCTTCTGCGCCGTAATCAATAATTGAGTCGAACTCGTCCAGCATTGCCATTGTCGGCTCAACCGGCACCATAACGTAGCCAGGAGGCGCAAAGTGACGAACCTCCACCGAGCGATCTGGACCAGATGCCAGGTCAACGCCGATTACCGGAGAGTTGCCAGCCTCATAAGCAACGCGCAGCCAGTGGTAAAATGCCTCAGTGGTTACACAACCACAATCGACGTCTATCGGCTCATTTTGCTGTGATAGCCACTGGTCGAATTTCAACCTGCAGCCGACTTTTCCGTTGGCATCGCCAGAATGGCCTGCCATTTCGAGGTGTTGCTCGGTATGGTTTCCAGACTTAAGCATGGCGGCGCGGCAGGCGTTAAATCCATAGATAAATGCACCATCTTTCGTCAGGGCTTTGACGTATGCAGGGGCTTCTTTGCATTCATCTGGCGCTACAGGCGCTGGCGGTGCGGCGTAGACAATACGAATCGGTGATTCGTGAATAACATGGTCGTGGTATTGCTCCTCGGTAATATCGCGCCAGCACTCTCCATACATTACCTGATAGATAGTCTCAACATTCCTCGCTGCAATCACCTCATCAATAACCTTCACAGCATCAGCCATTGCGTAGCCGAGATTACCGCCGTCGCTTTGTACTGCTTTGCTGAGTATTTCGCGTATCTGGTGCAGGCGATCGAGTGATACAGGACCGTGCGCCGGGTGGTTAGTTGTCATGCCGTAGCCCCTTCTTGATACTGCTCAAACCAGAACACAACTGGCGCGTTAGTCTGTTTAACCAGGCCAAATGATTCCGCTGTGCGGTAACTTCTTGACGCACGGCGAGTTACATCAACCTGAGTGGCTATGCGGCTGCGAAAGTCTTCTACTGTGCTGCACATTTTGAACAAGTTACATGGAATGCATGCTGGAACCATGTTGCTGACCGTGTCATTTTCTGGCCTGTCCATTGCGTAGCCGTTGCTGATATTTCTTCGTACCGCTTCTACATGGTCTGCATGCCACTTATCGCCAAGTTCGCAGCCGCAATAAGCACAGCGACCGCCAAACTTCATGCGTAGCTCTGCACGTTGTTTTTTCGTCAGCGCCATCTCACTCCCCCTTCACGCCAATGCCAGCGATAAATCGCGACGGTGACCAATCGCAATATGTGTCAGATTCAGTGTGGCCGAACATGGCTTTACAGCGCCGGATGTGATGGCAGTTACCGAACGTAGCGCCAGCAGGTAGCCGCATCTTGTCAGGGTTAGCGGGGTCATAGTTCAGCGCCTGTTTGTTGAGTGTTGTCATTGGGCTGCCTCTCGTTTCTCTGCCTTCAGAATCATGCGAGAACCATCATCAAGTTCCCAGCCAATCTCTCCACCTTCAGCCATAACCAGTTGCCACACGAGTTGCGCAGCTTCGTTTGTCACATCACGCCCACGATCATTGCCAACGCGTAGACGACCGCCTTCTACATCGCGCATTTTCGCCAGGGTGATTGTTTTGCTCAGCGGGGAGAACCCGAGTTGCAGTTTTGCTGTATTGCTCATAGCGCGGCTCCTTTGCGAAGTTGGGCGGCGACGTGCTGCATTGCGTCCTCGCATTCCAGTATTGTCACAACGCTACTGTCGTTCAGTCCGGAAGCAGAAACGTGCTTACTGAATGCGGCGATAAGTTCAGATGCTGACTGCGCCCGCACTTCAGCCAGGAAGGCATCGGTGGCTGGGGTTTCGGCTTTCCACCAAAGCAAATGCATCTTCGGGCCTTCGAAAGCACCATCAGACTCATAACCACGCATTTCTTCAGACAGGCAATCGTTCATGACTTTGATTGCAGAATTCTCCACCGCCAGCTCCCTGCACTTGCTATCGGCGTTAGCGAGCTGTACTGCCTGGTCTGTGAGTTTTGCCCGCAATCTATCCTCACAATTATGTGAACCGCTCATACCGCGCCGCCATGAAAAACCGCAGTCGCAATAAAAAACATTATTTTTTTCGGTAATCATGATGTTTCTCCATGACGCTGAGCGGCGATAGCTTTGTGCTCGTCGATAATTTCAACGACTTCTGCATGTGCCAATCCTTCGAGAGCGATAACACCTGTGTCGCTTATACCCACCAGGCTGATCAGCTCTACAAGGCGACGCGCTTTCTTAATGCTAATTTCGGGCGATATAACGCTGCGGGTGACTTTTTTCTTGCCTTTGGCAGCAGCAGAAGCTTTATCCTTCTGGAGAACCTCACCGGCCTTTTCGCCGAACTCTTTTACGCGGTCAACTGCCACATCTACGGACACGGCCCCGGATTTAACTTCATTCTGAACGTCGTGGTTAGCAGTGCTTAGAAGCAGAAGTTTTTCAACAGTCGGCACAGATTTGTTAACCAGCTTTGCAATCTCGCTGGTGGTCTGGTTGAAAGCGTTATGAAGCTCCTGAATAACAGCAGCCTGTTCAATATCGGAAAGGGGGAGTTGGTTATTGCTGGTCATGATGCGAGCCAGACGCTGCACATCGTTACCGTTAAACGGCATGATATAAATACGGTCTACTGGCTTACCAGCTTCAGCACAACGCGCATAGCAACGGCGACGGCGGTGGCCTTCAACAACCCACACCCCACCTTCATCACGTGCGATAACCTCCAGCGGAGGAACGGTTCCACCGCTCATCAGATAGTTAAACAGGTCGTCATCTGCCTGGCGGGTGCGTTCGTCATCTTCACGCTTGTTGAAACCTTCACGCACGTGAATATGTTCAAGGCTAATAAACATCCCGGTATCGGTGCGCTTGATGGTCCCGTCACGGGACATCTGTTTGAATGAGTTGGCGGCCATTACGCAGTACCTTCACGAAGTTGGTTAGCGAATAACAGAGCCTGATTACCAGCGTAAACAATGCTTTCTTCTTGCTCTTCTTTCCCTATGGCAATAGTGACGTTTGCGTACTTTTCCACGCCAGTGGCTTGGATATCGCGAATAACCTGATCGGTTACAGGAGTTAACTCGCGTAACTCTCTCTGTGCCTCCAGCATGTGCATATTGGTCGGCGATTTGGTATGACGTTCAACGATGCGGTCGCACTCTTTGGCCCAGCAGTTAACATCGTCGCGTAAAACGGAGTTCTCGATGGCCAGTGCTTTACGCTGTTCCATTGACTCGCACAGCGCCACGCTGACGATATCAAGGCGGTTAGCCAGTTCGGTCATGATCCCGCGGTAAGCAACCGGAAGGAGAGGGGCAGCTTTACGGGCTGCATCGATCAGTTGTTCTCTGGTCATACGTGGTTGTAACTCAGTGACGTTCTGTGTGGTCGTCATGGTTAGTTTCTCCGTGTTATATGCGCCCTGCACGGCGCTGAATTTTGGTTGCACGAATCCCGGCACTATGAATGCTGCCTAATTCGTTGAATTAATAATTAGTTAAAAATATTCCCTGTTATCCGATCTAACTCGTTCGAGAATAATTTTTGCCTCTTCGAATGATGGTGCAAGTAAAGCCTTTTCAACTGCTCTGGCGAAGCTGATAGCATCACATTCGTAACTATCAGATTTCGATTCCCATTCGGAAGCATCTTCTTCTGCGCCTGAAATACGATCTTCATATTCAGATTCCAGCTCACGCCTTACCTCAGCGCGAAGACGCTCGCGAATGATGTCTGATGCTTCGTCCAGCGGAAGAATAATCAGTAAATTTTCGGGCTGGTAAGTACCGTACTTAACCGCCAGATCATTCGCAGACATACAACCTCCAGAAAAAGTGCCCGCCGTGAAGCGGGCTAAGAATATTTCTCCAATTCAACCAGAACAGTATCAACGTCTCCTGTAAGGTTGAGATGGCGTTATTACCATCACCAAGCACCCAGTGGATGCTTGAGGCTGATCGCCATAACCGGTACTGCAATGCCGGTGCTTAGTTCTCCACTCAATTGAAAGCGCGTTCCGCTGGTTTTGGATTTAACGAACTGGCACTTAATGACAAGGGACAGAACGCGCTTTCAGTTGAGTAAAAAGGGCGGTACCAGGGACTTAAAAGGTTGGTACTGGTACCGCCAAGACTCCACACAGCTTTCTTACTTCCTGGTACCACGCTGGCTACGTGATTTGGTGTGTGGTGGCTGGCGCTGATCTCCAGCTCAGTGGCTCGGTGTTTCAATATCGTAACCGCCCGTTCCATCCGCGTTCGATCAGTCCCTATGCTCGCTTAGAACGTTTCGCCTGCTTATCTTTTCTCAACCGTTTGACGGTCAGCCCCGTCATTCACCACAACTGGAAGCGCACTCCACCTGTTTCACACCTGTCACCCATAACTGGTAAGTAAAGGAGTGCTCTTTCATGTTGTGTTCGTGGGGTCTACTTCCCTCCTGTCACGGTTCTTTCCCCGCGTCATCATGTGTTCATTCGGTACATGAAACCCATTTGTCGGGATTCCACCGACGTCCATCTGTTTTTAAAGCCACTCAGATATCGTCTGGGCTGCGCCTGTCTTTTCACCACATCAGGCTCGGTGGTATTCTTGGAGTTCTCACACAACCAAGAAATTGAAAATTATGAACAATCCTTTATCCAATCTTCAATTGGATGTTTGGTATAAGGTATTGATCGTCATTTGCACGATCGTATTCCTCTCTACTGCTGGAGGACTGTTACCAAAACTTCCCACCAATTCAGCGCTTCTTATTTCTCTTGGCGGCATATTTTTTTGCTGCGGTGAATGGAAAAACCATCCACGCTACACAATCGTCGAAGAGGCTATGGGCCAAAGATTTCTTGGAACTGGGTTTAAGCGCGCCTTCAGCTTCACTGGTACTATTCTTTGTTTGGTTGGTGCTTATCTGATCTACAAAGGAATCATGCCACTTATGTAGGTCACAACCGCATTTAGGGCACTTACTATAAACAGGAGTGAATTTCATCCCATCAGGGAGAGCTATCATCTTTCTGTTTGCGCTTGTGCTCATTACGCTTACTCACAATGTTCTCTATCGATGATTAGAATATACAAAACGTATCCATTGTAGTCAATACGATTTGTATACTAAAAAATTAATATTAACATTATGTATTGTCGTGACACATCAGAGAGGATAGGGAAAGTTGCGCCTAAGGCTGCTTGGGACGAGTTGCCCCATATGATTTTGAGAACCCAGCTAAGCAGCTGGGTAACAAGGAATGTTTAGATAAGTCGTAGTTTGGTTTCAACGCCGACGCCGATGATTCTACAGTTGCCGTTGATTGGCACAAGAGGCCATTGCGGATTAAGTCCCTTCAAATATTTTTGACCACCATCAACAATTAATTTTTTGAAAGTGGCTTCGTTTGTATCTGATAGTTTTGCAATCACCAGGCTGCCATTTACAGGATCTCTGCCCGTGTCAAACAAGACAAACGTACCTTCAGGAATACTCAGCCCAACTGGAGCCGTCATGGAGTCACCTTCAACTTCCAGCCAGAAGGCTTCTCCCTGAATATGTGCATCTGACTCGAGCCAAAGGTCAATATCTTTGAGGGTATAAGCTTCTACAGCTTCCCCCCAGGCACCAGCTTTTACGCTGCTTAATACAGGATACTTTTTACCTGGCTTATATGGGCCAACATACTCAACATCCCCTTTGAGGGTATCATCAACTATTAAGCCGCCCGCGCCGACAGAAAAATTTTTCTTCCCTAAAAACTCTAGAATTCGTGCAATCTCTTCCAGGGCTGGTTCACGCCGTGCATTCAACCAATGGCTAACTGCACCTTTAGTAATACCAAGGTGTTCTGCAAGCTGCTCTTGAGTAACTCCCTGTTCTTTCATCAGGGTTTTAGCCAAATCGTACCATTTCATAGTCATACCAAAATAATACAGCCCGTATACTTTTAATCGAGTCACAAAACGTATATCTCTCTTGTGATTTTCGGATACAAAATGTATATTTATGCTGTTAACAGGAGAGTGAAATGAATAACCTTCGAGCAATTAGAACCAAGTTAGGCATCACTCAGGGGCACTTAGCAAATGCACTTGGTGTAACAAAAGGGGCAGTTTGCCACTACGAAAACAGCAAAAGAAAAATGAACATCGATCAGTGCCGCGCAATTGTTTCTGCGCTCAATGATTTCGGCGCAGAAGTAAGTATCGATGATGTTTTCCCACCGCTTCAGTCTACTGAAATTGAACCCTCAACATAACTACCAAAGGAAAAACAAGATGGTAGAGCAAACCCTGAAAGAAGTAGTGAAAGCGATGTGTAAGGCGTACCCCGGAGGCCGTCAGGCTATGGCTGGTGCGTTGGGCATGTCAGAAACCCAATTCAACAACAACCTTTACGAGAAAAACGGTTGTCGTTTCTTTGAAGTCACCGAGTTGGAAGCGATGGAAGACATTTCCAACACGTCATTTGTTGCTGACTACTTTGCCAAGCGTCGCGGCGCACTGCTGGTGGACGTACCAAGCCTGGAAGATCTGGACCGTGTTGACTTGTTCAGTCGTGCAATGCGTACAGCAGCTGCAAGGGGGCAGGTTGATCAGATTATCCAGAAGGCGCTTGAGGATGGAGTGATTGAAAAGCATGAAGCTGAAGAGATTCAGGAACATCACCGCCGTCATCTGGCAGCGCGTGAAGAAGAAATCCGCGCGATTGTGGCCTTATTCAGCCGCCGTCAAAAGAAGTGACGCCAGCGAGTGTGCAGCTCCTGGCGTCGTGGCGTGTCGTATTCAGTGGAGAAACTAACGCATGAACAGTGTAACAACACAGTACCGCAGGTCGCAACTTATTGCTCGACCTATGCCGGGTGGAAAAGGTCCGGCGCAGTTCGTGTATGGGGTAATGGTATCCGGATGCTTTGAGCCTGTCTGCTACCAGTTTGCCGATTGGGTTGTAGGTGATTTCAACGGCCAGGCGGAGAAGGTCGAATGCGAGCACTCAACAGACGGTTCAAAGACAGCTACGGCGTCCCAGTCAGGGTTATCCGGTGGGAGCCAGAAACTCAACGGGTTATATACCTGCGCGACGGATACGAGCATGAGTGCTTCAGTCCTCTCGAACAGTTTCAGCGTAAATTCAGGGAAATAGAGGATCAGAATGAGCCTGTTAATGACATCCCGGCCAATAGTAATAAATCCTGATCTTGCATACAGCATTGGCCTGAATGAGGCGATTGCTTTGCAGCAGATTAATTACTGGCTGCAAGAAACCAAATCAGGCATGGAAAGTGATGGTGTTCGCTGGATTTACAACACGACAGAACAGTGGCTGGAGCAGTTCCCGTTCTGGTCTGAGTCGACCCTAAAGCGTACCTTCACCCGCCTGAAGACACTCGGTGTGCTCAAAATTGAGCAACTGAACAAGTCTCAACGCGACATGACCAACTTCTACACGATCAACTATGAAAGCGAGCTTTTAGATGAAGTCAAAGTGACCGAATCGAAGAGGTCAAAATGCGCTGTTCCATCAGGTCAAAATGACACGATGGAAGAGTCCAAAGTGACACGCTCCATCAGGTCAAAACGAACCGATGTCATCAGGTCAAAATGCACTGATGATCCTACAGAGAATACAACAGAGAGTACTACAGAGAATAAAACCCCTTCTTGTCCGAAAGCTTCGCAACCGGACGCTTTGGTTAATCCGAATGATTTTCTGTCTCGTCATCCAACAGCGGTGGTTTTCAGTGCAGCAAAACGTCAATGGGGAACTCAGGAAGATTTAACCTGCGCAGAATGGATCTGGGGAAAGATTATCCGACTTTACGAGCAAGCCGCTGAGTCTGACGGTGAACTGGTTCGCCCTAAAGAACCTAACTGGGTTTCCTGGGCTAACGAGGTTCGTCTGATGTGCACTCAGGATAATCGCAATCACCGCCAGATCTGCGAGCTGTACGGGCGTGTAAATCGTGATCCCTTCTGGTGCAAAAACATTCTCAGTCCTTCGAAGTTGCGTGAAAAATGGGATGAGTTGTCTCTGAAGTTATCAGCGTCAGCGAGCAAACATGAGGTTCGAGAGGACCCAATGTTTAAATCCAAATACGAGTGCGATACACGCATTCCTGAAGGATTCAGGGGGTAATGATGAGCATTCTGAAAACGGTACAGATGTTTATTGCCATGAACCCCGGCTCCACGACCAGGGACATCATCGAAGGTCTGACCCAATACAGCCAGGACCAACTTCAACTCACTGTTTGCCGACTTTATGGTTCAGAACTGGCAACACGTAAACGTGATGGCCGTCAATTCCGTTACTACGCGGAACCGCCAGCAGATTGCCACTTCGAGGTGTTTGAACCAACTCCTGAAGTCACCACCCTGATGGAAACGGCGAAAGGTCTGGAGTCGAAAGGTCTTTTTCACCGTGCCGCGACGATTTACATGGAGGCGTTCAGTGCATCAGCCATTGAATCAGAGCGAGCAGCAATACTGACAGAACGTCAGCGCTGTCTTGGCCTGGCTAAACCAGCAGTTATTGCCGAAGACGGATGCTATCTGGCTGGTCGATTTTCGGGAGGCCGTTAATGAACTATTCACTGATTTACGCTGATCCACCATGGGAATACGGGAACACTATCAGCAATGGCGCAGCGGAAAACCATTACGGCACGATGAAACTCATCGACATAAAACGTCTGCCCGTCTGGGAGCTGGCTGCGGAAGATTCCGTTCTGGCCATGTGGTTCACCGGTACACATACCCGTGAAGCGATCGAACTTGCTGAGGCATGGGGTTTTAAGGTTCGGACCATGAAGGGATTCACCTGGGTGAAGCTTAACGCACTGGCAGAACAGCATATCAATAAAGCGCTTCAGGCTGGTGGAGTAGAGGACTTTTACGACTTCCTCGACCTGTTGAACGCTCAGACCCGAATGAACGGTGGTAACCATACCCGCGCCAATACCGAGGATCTGCTAATTGCCACCAGAGGGAAAGGTCTTGAGCGTCAGGACGCGAGCGTAAAGCAGGTTATTTACAGCCCACTCGGCGAACACAGCCAGAAGCCAGCAGAAGCGCGTTACCGTCTGGAGCAGTTATATGGCGATGTGTCACGCATTGAATTGTTCAGCCGCTGCGCGGCCCCCGGCTGGCATCACTGGGGAAACCAGTCTGTTAAACCAGACCTGCATCTGATTCCGGGCAGCATAATGCACATCGACTGGGCGAAAGGAGAAGGCGCATGAACCAGGAAACCGAGAACGCTATTCAGGCTCAGGCTAAACGCTGTAGCGACGAGATTAGGAAAGCAATGAAGGTGAAGCCCAAACCAAACTGGAACGAGACAGTCCCGCCGATCCTGAAGAAGCATCACGAGAAGATAAAGCCACTGGGGATAACCCTGCTGGAGTTCGTAGGAAAAATAGGGCGCATGAACGGGCGCTTTGGGGTGGAATCATGATGAAACTGGTACTGCCATTTCCTCCGAGCGTAAACACCTACTGGCGTGCTCCTAACAAGGGGCCACTGGCTGGCCGCCACCTCATCAGTGCCAAAGGCAGGGCATACCAGAGCGCAGCATGTGTGGCTATCGTTGAGCAACTCCGCATTCTCCCTAAGCCGTCATCATCACAGGCATCAGTAGAGATTGTTCTCTATCCACCTGATGAACGCCGCCGCGACATAGACAACTACAACAAAGCGCTGTTTGACGCGCTTACACATGCAGGCATCTGGGAGGACGACAGTCAGGTGCGACGCATGCTGGTGGAGTGGGGACCGAAAGTACCTGGTGGGCGAGTAGAAATATCGATCACTAAACATGTACCAATGGCGGGTGCAGCCGCCTGATAAGTGGAGACAGAGCATGCAACAGATGAGCATAACCGTAACGTGTCCGACCCATCATGCAGCGACGGTAGGTCAGCAGATCACCATGTCCAGCCGTGAGATTGCGAAACTGGTTGATTCCCGGCACAGCAATGTCTGCGTAACGATTGAGCGCCTCATGAATTCCGGTGTGATTGGAGGGTATGCTGCATTGCAGTACACCCATCCCCAGAACGGTCAGACCTACCATCACTATGAAGTGAACAAACGAGACAGCTATGTGATCGTTGCCCAGTTATCGCCGGAGTTTACCGCCCGACTTGTTGACCGTTGGCAGGAATTGGAGAGCAGCGGTGGAATGATTGTTCCACGGTCACTTCCTGAAGCTTTGCGCCTTGCTGCTGATCTGGCAGAACAGAAACAGCGCCTGAGCGAAGAACTGGCAGTAGCCGCGCCGAAGGCTGAGTTCGTTGATCGTTATGTGACGGCTACTGGTTCAATGACTTTCCGACAGGTTGCCAAGCTGCTTAATGCCAAAGAGCCGGAGTTTGCGATGTTCCTGATTGAGAACGGCATCATGTACCGGCTTAACCGTGTTCTCACGCCAAAGAGCAAGCATATCGAAGCAGGGCGCTTCGAGGTGAAGACGGGTACGACAAACCAGACAAATTACGCGTTCAATCAGTCCCGCTTCACCGCCAAGGGTGTTCGTTGGATTGGTGGTCTGTGGGCAGAGCATATTGCTAAGGGGCAGGTAGCGTGAGGGCATTACTGACACCTGAAGTGGCCCCGATGACCGGGGTAGTGATATTTCGCCCAGGCAGTGAACTGATGCATCTGTTCAGACGTGGGCGTGTTCTTATCGAGCCACAGGCAGAGTCAATGGCTGAGTTACCGTCTGGTCTGCTGCCTGAGACAACTCAGGAGCTTCAGAATGATCCGTTAATGCGTGATGTCTTCGAAAATCAGAAGGTCATACATCGTGCTGGTGGACTGAATTCACTGGATGCCTGGCTCGAAAGAAAACTGGAATGTCAGTACCCACACAGCGAGTGGCATGATCGCAACTACACCATCACCCGGCATGCGCCTGGCTCAATCCGCACGTGCTGGGGCTGTGACTTAAAAATTCGTGATCAGTTCACTGAAGGTCTGGCGGGTATAGCCCGTGAAAACCTGGTATCCTGGATACTGAAGGTTGTAAACGGTCAATTAGGTTTCAGTGAGGACCACATTCTGACGCTGCCGGAGTTTTGCTGGTGGATGGTAAGGAACGACCTGGCTGACGAGATACCTGAAGCCGTAGCGCATAAAGCTCTTCGTATGAAGGAAGAGCCCCATCAGTCGGTAACACGTGAAAGCGATATTGTTCCGACATTACCCGCTCAACAACTGGTACAGGAGAAAGCGAAAAAGATAGTGGCGATGAAGGTCGATCCGGAGACGCCGGAATCCTTCATGCTTAAACCCAAACGTCGCCGCTGGGTGAATGAGAAATACACGAGATGGGTTAAGGCCCAGCCGTGCGTCTGCTGTAACAAGCAAGCTGACGACCCCCACCACCTGATTGGCCACGGGCAGGGTGGAATGGGTACAAAGGCACACGACCTGTTTGTGATTCCTCTGTGCAGAGAGCATCACGACGAGTTGCATGCTGATCCTGTGGCATTTGAAGCGAAATACGGTGACCAGCTGGTCCTGGTGTTTCGGGTTATAGATCGTGCGCTGGCAATCGGCGTACTTGCATGAACAGTGGAGATAACATGCGCGATATTCAGATGGTGTTAGAACTATGGGGGGGGTGGGCATCAAACGATAGTTCTGGTGTGGATTACTCCCCGATTGCGGCAGGATTCAAGGGACTTTTACCGCAGACAAGTAAAACCAGATTGTCATGTACTGATGATGATGCGCTTATCATTGAAGGGTGCCTGGCACGACTGAAAAGCCGAAAGCCATACGAGCATTCGCTTCTAGTCGCTCATTACCTCTACGGTATCTCGAAGCGGAAGATAGCTAAATCGCGAAAGAAAGATGAGAAACTTATTCGCATCGAGATACAGATGGCTGAGGGGTTTATTGATGGCTGCCTTAGCATGCTCGATATACGTTTAGAATGTGAATAGATACAACAACGGCTCATAGAGAGCCGTTGTTTTTAGAAACTGTTTTTTATAACCGAGCCTGTGGTGCAACTTAAAAAGTTACTGTAGCCATTCACTCCATTATTACTTACTTTTTGAGCAGTAGATGGGGTACATGCTGGCTTAGGCGCAGCTGTATTTGTATGCCTGTTTGTATAGACTACAAAGTTTCCTGTAGATGATTTGTTATCCATGTCGAGCCCACCCTTCTGAGATAAGGTTATGATTTATGCCGAACTGACCTGGGGCGCCTGGAGCTTGCAAACGCTGTAACATCCCCTCAGTGCGGAATTGATATGAAAAAGTATCTGGAGCCTCTAAGATGCTTCTGACAGATACGTACGATGCTTGGTTCACTGTTCCTAAGATAGCATTTGGGTCAAAAGGTTCACCAAGATGCATCTCAGTTTTGAAATCTTCATAAATTTCTTTGATCAGGTTGTAAAGGTGCTCATCTGGTTTTTCCACCGTAAGACCTAAGTCTTTTACTGCTTCAATCCTGTTTATAGTGTAGTCATGGCTACCAGAATCACTACAAAGGAAACTGACAATTTTCTCAATACTCTCACTATCAGTGAGTTGGTGAGAAAGCAGTTTTCTTGCAAGCATTTGTATCTGCGCTTTAGCTCGATAGACTTTACCAAGCACCAGTGGATGAACCTTTTCACTTAATGCAAGAAGGATCTGTGCAAGTGAGGCATCATCTTTGATATTCAAATCATGCTTAACTACTTCAAGATAACCATTGATTTCTTCAACACTGACTGGAAGTTGAAGTTGCTGCCCATTGATAATGGCCGAAGGGTTGAGTGGTGTATTCACACTCGGGTCGATTGGCCCTAGGGTGGCCTGCTTTGTCATAACCAAGTTGTTAGCGCCAAGACACATTATCGTCCCAGAACTATGGCATTTAGATGGGATTATGATTTCAAGCTCTTTACAAAACTGACGAAGCAGGTTTACAAGGCTCCATGCTGTCAAAGTGTCGCCGCCTCGCGTATAGAGCACAAGGCTAATTTTTTGAACATCACCAATCACATCTAGATGATTGACGAACAGATCGAATACATCAGCGCTAATTTGAGCTTCTTGGTTTGGTCTATCACCGGTTACATAGCATAATACTTTTGAATTGCGTGCTTGTTCCAGTTGCGCATACATAGCTTTACGCTGCTCAAACATTCAGATGTCCTTATGTTAAGAATTTTCAAGCCAAGAGGTAATGTTCATTCAGAACTTACCACACAAGTGGTTATATTCTATCGGCTAAAAAAGCCCAAAAATTAGCGCATTTACAAAGTCCAAAGAATAAATTGAGAATTTGCAAACGCACAGTGTGGATAACTTGTGTGCAAAGTGGCGTTGATTTTACTCATTCGCTTCAAAAAAACCATCGATTTCCTCACGCGGTCCGCATTTTATGTATTACTGTGTTAAGAGTGGATTCTACGCCACAGACTTAAAGCGATTCCTAAACCTCGCCGCGCTGGGGTTTTGTCATTTTTTGAGGCTGCCTACGGGCGGCCTTTTTTGTTTCCCCTCGTCTGAGAGGACTCACAGCAATAAGAGGGGGCTTAATGTCCGATCCTGTTTCTGGCACTACGGTCGCGGCTGGTGGCCTGATGGGAGCCAGCGTATTTGGTCTTGCAACCGGTATTGATTATGGCGTGGTATTTGGCGCATTCGCTGGTGCAGTATTTTATGTAGCGACAGCGGCAAATATCACACGAGTACGATTGATTGCTTACTTCATGACGTCATTCATTGTTGGCGTTCTTGCTGCTGGCCTGGTTGGTTCAAAGTTGTCACAGGCTACCGGCTACAGTGACAGGCCATTAGACGCACTTGGTGCTGTTGTAGTAGCTGCGATGACAATCAAAGTGCTCACATTTTTCAACAGTCAGGATTTGGGAAGCCTGTTCAGTATTCTTTCGCGATTCCGTGGAGGAGGGGCCAGCAATGGTAACAAGTGATCCGTCAGCGATGGTGAATGCAGGTATTTGTGCGGTCATCGTCCTTGTCCTGATGTTCTACCAGCGTGAAGGGGCAAGACATCGCCCCGCTATATCATTGCTGGCTTACTTCTTTGTGCTGGTTTATGCCAGCGTTCCATTCCGATATCTGTTTGGCCTCTACCAGGAGTCACACTGGATGGTGGTCATCGTAAACCTTCTTATTTGCGCTGCCGTGTTATGGGCTCGTGGGAACGTGGCGCGTCTCGTTGATACGCTGAGGCAATAATGAACCAATCACAATTTCAGCAGGCGGCTGGTATCAGCGCCGGGCTTTCTGCACGCTGGTTTCCGCACATTGATGCGGCAATGAAAGAGTTTGGAATCACAGCAGTTAACGATCAGGCCATGTTCATTGCGCAAGTTGGGCATGAATCTGCTGGTTTTACCTCGCTGGTGGAGAGCTTCAACTACTCGGTAGACGGGCTGAAGAAAACCTTTGGTAAACGCCTTACGCCGTATCAGTGTGAAATGCTGGGGCGAGTAGATGGTAAGCAGGTGGCCCACCAGCCGCAAATAGCCAATCTGGTTTACGGTGACCGCATGGGGAATAACAGCCAGGGTGACGGCTGGAAATATCGTGGTCGTGGACTGCTTCAAATCACCGGCCGCGAGAACTACGCCAAATGCGGTGCGGCGCTGAAGCTTGATCTGATCAGCACACCAGAGTTGCTGACACAGGAGAAGCATGCAGCCCGTTCTGCTGCATGGTATTTCACATTACGTGGTTGCATGATGTATTCAGGTGATGTTGTCCGTGTAACGCAGATCATCAACGGTGGCCAGAATGGACTGGCTGACAGAAATAGTCGTTATAACAAAGCGCGGGCGGCGTTGCTGGTATGACAGCGTTCTTTGCTTTTGTTCAGGCGCGGTGGAAAACAATCATTGTTTTGCTGATGTTGGCTGGTGCATTTCTTGCCGGGAACATCTGGAGTGAGCGGGGCTGGCAAAAGAAGTGGGCTGACCGCAATAGCGTGGAATCTTCACAGGAAGCGAACGCGCAGACTGCCGCACGCTGGATTGAACAAGGGCGCATAATTGCCCGTGATGAGGCTGTAAAAGATGCACAAGCACAAGCCGCTAAATCTGCTGCCACTGCTGTTGGCCTGTCTGCCACTGTTAGCCAGTTGCGCACCGAAGCAACAAAGCTTGCCACACGCCTGGACGCCGCAAAGCACACCTCAGATCTTGCCGCTGCCGTCAGAAGCAAAACAGCCGGAGCCGACGCCGCAGTGCTCGCCGACATGCTCGGAAGCCTTGCAGAAGAAGCTCGATATTATGCTGAGCGATCTGACGAAAGCTACCGGGCTGGAATGACATGTGAGCGTGTTTACGACTCGGTGAGAGAGTCAAACAACAAGCCTATAGCCTCGCAATAGTGGGGCTTTTTAACAACTGAGGAAACATCATGTCCGTTCGCGCTAAATTTCGCTGCCACTTCATTCAGAAAGCAGATGATGATTCACACCGTACTATTCACATGAGCCCTGTTACCGCTGACACCGAAGAAAACAAGTCATGGTCAAAGTACACCCCTGGCGGCCAATTGCAGATGGTTATCTCGAATCCTGCTGCATTCGAACTGTTCGAGCAGGGCAAAGAGTATTACCTTGATATTCAGCCATCTGAATAAGCCATTCCAAAGCCCATCTGCTGGTGGGCTTGATAATGGTTATCCCTTCAAGCGAATAAGATAATCAATATACCAAGTAGGGGATAAGAATGAGACTAACCGTTTTAGATGATGATCCTGGAAGAAAAATAAACCTCAGCAAAGAGCGGTATAGCGTTTATCTCAATGGTGTTGAAGTTAAGCATGTCTTCACTGCTGACGATGAGAAGGGCGAAGTAATCGCAGCCGTTCCTGATGAGCGTGGTTATATGACGGCAGAGAACGGTGAAGTGAAGCGGCATACGCTCTACGGTTCCGTGAGGATTGAACCATGCCAGCGTTAATCCCTCGCGCATGTCGCAAGAGAGGTTGTCCCGGTACGACTACGGACCGTTCAGGCTACTGTGAGCAGCATCGAAATGAGGGCTGGCAACAGCACCAGCAGGGTAAGAGCCGCCATGAGCGTGGTTACGGCGGCAAGTGGGATATCAAGCGCGCGCGCATCCTGAAGCGTGATAATCATCTGTGTCAGAACTGCCTGCGTACTGGACGTGCTGTCGCGGCCACAACCGTTGACCATATCAAGGCTAAGGCACATGGGGGTACCGATGATGATTCGAACCTTGAAAGCCTGTGCTGGCCCTGCCACCGCTCGAAAACAGGTCGCGAGCGCTTTAAATGATAGTAATTATCATCAACAGGCGTAGAGGGGAGGGGGAGGTCAAATCCCTGTAGCCGGGAGCCCAAAGGACCGCCGCCTAGCCTTTCTTCACATCGCCGCAGGTTAGAAAACTTTTTTTGGGGTCCCCCAGCCGATGATTAATAGGAGTTTTCGATTATGTCAGGACCGCCGAAAACCCCTACCCATCTGCGTTTGGTGAGGGGTAACCCATCCAAACGACCAATCAACAAAAACGAGCCGCAGCCACTTAAAGGGGTCCCCCCAGTTCCCAAACATTTCGACAAGCAGGGGAAGTACTGGTTTAAGCGGATGGCCGAAGAACTAGATGCCATTGGCGTCATATCTCAGTTGGATGCCAGGGCTCTGGAGTTGCTGGTAGAGGCGTATACGGAATACCGCCATCATTGTGAAACGCTGGATCGGGAAGGTTATACCTATGCGGTATACAGCGATGATGATGCTGATGAAGGGAAAGAGCGTGAAATACGCATGATCAAGCCGCATCCGGCAGCCATGATGAAAGCTGATGCCTGGAAGCGACTTCGCGCGATGTTAGCGGAGTTTGGTATGACTCCTTCCAGCAGGTCTAAGGTCAGTAAAGACAAACCAGACGATGATGACCTGTTAAGTCAATTTCTTAATTCGAGGGACTGATGGCTAAAGTTTCTGATGGCATACGTTATGCCGAACGCGTCGTTGCCGGGGAAGTTATCGCCTGTGAATTTGTCCGTCTCGCGTGCCAGCGATTTCTTGATGATCTGAAGCACGGTGAAGAACGTGGCATCTATTTCAGCGAGCCCCGCGCACAACATATCCTCAATTTCTATAAATTCGTGCCCCATGTTAAAGGATCACTGGCAGGCCAGCCGATTGAGCTGATGGACTGGCATGTTTTCATTTTGATCAACATCTTCGGTTTTGTTATCCCCCTGGTAAATGAAGAAACAGGCGAAATTGTGCTGCGTAATGATGGCAGTGGTCGTCCTGTGATGGTCCGCAGGTTTCGCACGGCATATAACGAGGTAGCCCGTAAAAACGCCAAGTCGACATTATCCTCTGGCGTTGGTCTCTATATGGCTGGCGCCGATGGTGAGGGCGGGGCAGAGGTTTATTCCGCAGCGACAACGCGGGATCAGGCTCGCATCGTTTTTGAAGATGCGAAAAACATGGTTAAAAAAGCGAAGCCCACACTGGGGCGACTGTTTGAGTTCAATAAACTGGCGATCTACCAGGAGCAGACAGCATCCAAGTTTGAGCCGCTTTCTTCTGATGCCAACAATCTGGATGGTCTCAATATCCATTGTGGCATCGTCGACGAACTTCATGCGCATAAAACCCGTGATGTCTGGGATGTTCTGGAAACTGCAACCGGCGCACGATTGCAGTCTCTTCTGTTTGGCATAACGACTGCCGGGTTTAACAAAGAAGGGATTTGTTACGAGCTGCGTGATTATGCCATTAAGGTGCTGCGTGGCTATAACAGCGAAGTGGAAGGCGCGGTTAAGGATGATACCTTTTTCGCCATTATCTTCACGCTGGATAAGGATGATGATCCATTTGATGAAACGGTCTGGCAAAAGGCTAACCCCGGACTCGGTATCTGTAAGCGCTGGGATGACCTTCGCCGTCTGGCTAAGAAGGCCAAAGAACAGGTTTCCGCCAGGGTTAACTTTTTCACCAAACACATGAATATCTGGGTGACCGCTGAGTCAGCCTGGATGGACATGATTAAGTGGGAAAAATGTGAGTTCATAGCCCCCCGTCATGAACTGAAAACCTACCCGATGTGGGCTGGCGTGGATCTGGCCCACAAGATTGATATTTGCGCTGCGGTAAAACTCTGGCGGGCAGATAACGGTCATGCGCACGCAGACTTTAAATTCTGGTTACCAGAAGGGCGACTGGAAAAATGTTCCGCTCAAATGGCGCAGATGTATCGCAAATGGGCTGAGCTTGGGAAGCTGGAACTGACCGATGGTGATGTTATCGATCATGCGCAGATTAAAGCAGATTTTCTGGAATGGATTAGCGGCGAAAACCTGAAGGAAACTGGGTTCGACCCTTGGAGCGCAACGCAGTTTAGCCTGGCTCTGGCAGAAGAGGGTGTACCGCTGGTGGAGGTTCCGCAGACGGTCAGAAATTTTTCTGAGTCAATGAAAGAGGTGGAGTCTCTGGTTTATGGCGGGCGTTTTCATCACAGCAATCATCCGGTTATGAACTGGATGATGTCTAACGTCACCGTCAAGCCTGACAAAAACGACAATATCTTTCCGAACAAATCCACGCCAGAAGCGAAAATAGACGGGCCTGCCGCCTTGTTTACCGCAATGAGTCGCATGCTTGTAAACGGCGGCGAACAACAGGACAGCCTCTCTGACCATCTGGAAAGTTACGGCGTCCGTTCATTATAAAGAGGCAGTTATGATCCTGATGATTCTCGCCCCACTGATCGGGGTGATGGGCGCTATTTTGCTTTCGTTTGGTGTATGGATGATTTATCCGCCTGGAGGCTTAATCAGTGCGGGTATGCTTTGCCTTATCTGGTCATGGCTGGTTTCCCGCACGCTTTCGCTGGCCGGGAAAACATTGCGAGGAGGGACTGACTGATGTTTTTCCCCGGAATGTTCAAAAAAAGTGACGCCCCTGTCACTACTCCGGCAGAACTCGCTGAAGCAGTGGGAATGACTTACGACACCTATACAGGGAAAAGGGTAAGCAGCCAGAAAGCCATGCGGCTTACAGCAGTTTTCGGTTGTATCAGGGTTCTTGCTGAGTCGATGGGCATGCTGCCCTGTAACCTGTACAAGATAACCGGAAACAGTAAACAAAAAGCGACTTCCGAAAGGCTGCATAAATTACTGACGATGAAGCCAAATGATTACATGACCCCTCAGGAGTTCTGGGAACTGGTCATTGTCTGTCTTTGTCTTCGCGGTAATTTTTACGCCTACAAAGTTAAAGCGCTTGGCGAGGTGGTGGAGCTTCTTCCCATTGACCCAGGGTGTGTTGAACCAAAGCTTAACAGCCAGTGGCAACCGGTTTACCAGGTAACATTCCCCGATGGCTCAACAGACGTGCTTGGGCAGGATGATATCTGGCATGTCAGAACGCTTACCTTTGACGGGCTGGTGGGGCTGAACCCTATAGCCTATGCAAGAGAAGCAATATCTCTGGGAATGGCAACAGAGGAACATGGGGCGCGGTTGTTCTCAAATGGCGCGGTTACCTCCGGCGTACTCCGCACTGAGCAAACGCTCACTGACGCTGCTTACGCAAGGCTGAAAAAGGATTTTGAGGATCGTCACCTCGGGCTGAGCAACGCGCACCGACCAATGATTCTCGAAATGGGACTGGACTGGAAGTCGATGGCGCTCAATGCGGAAGACAGTCAGTTCCTTGAGACCAGGAAATTCCAGCTGGAGGAAATATGCCGCCTGTTCCGGGTGCCGATGCACATGGTGCAGAACACTGACCGCTCGACGTTTAACAATATTGAAAACCTCGGCATGGGGTTTATCAATTATTCACTCGTTCCGTACATGACCCGCATTGAGCAGCGAATCAACATCGGGCTGGTGAAGGAATCAAAGCAGGGTGTGTACTACGCAAAATTCAATGCCGGCGCATTGCTGCGCGGGGATATGAAGTCGCGATTTGAGGCGTATTCAACAGGCATTAACTGGGGGATTTACTCACCAAATGACTGCCGGGAGCTTGAAGAACTTAACCCACGCGCAGGAGGAGATATTTACCTTACGCCAATGAACATGACGACGAAGCCGTCAGACAGCAGCAAGAACAAAACAACCGAGGAACAACATAATGCCGATGACTAAACAGCGGCTGGATATTCCGCTACAGCTAAAGTCTGTCAGCGACAGCGGGGAGTTTGAAGGCTATGGCTCTGTTTTTGGCGTAAAGGACAGCTACGATGATGTTGTTGTGCCAGGCGCTTTTTCGGCCTCCCTTCAGGCATGGAAAGAAAAGAATGCTCTCCCTGCATTACTCTGGCAGCACCGTATGGATGAGCCCATCGGTATTTACACTGAGATGAAAGAGGATGAGGTTGGCCTTTATGTTAAAGGCCGGTTACTTATTGATGACGACCCCCTTTCGAAACGCGCACACGCCCACATGAAGGCCGGTTCTTTAACCGGCCTTTCTATTGGTTACATGCTGAAAGACTGGGAGTACGACCGTGTTAAGGGCGTGTTCCTTCTCAAAGAGATCGACCTGTGGGAAGTCAGTCTCGTCACGTTTCCGTCGAACGATGAAGCGCGTGTAAGTGATGTCAAAAGCGCATTTTCCCGCGGAGAAATCCCTTCTCAAAAAAGTATTGAACGAGTCCTGCGCGATGTTGGGCTCTCACGCACCCAGGCTAAAGCATTCATGGCCGGGGGTTATAGCTCACTTTCACAGCGTGATGTTGATGAAGTGAGTACCGCACTGGATGCACTGAAAAACATCAAATTTTAATCAGGAGTTAATTATGTCAGTTGACGTTAAAGACGTAGAGCAGGTCGCGCAGGAACTGCAGGCGAAGTTTGATGCGTTCAAAGAAAAGAACGATAAGCGCCTGGAAGCAGTTGAACAGGAAAAGGGCAATCTGGCGGGGGAGGTTGAAACCTTAAACGGCAAGTTGTCTGAACTGGATGAGCTTAAATCTGCGCTGGAAGAGGAACTGAAGCAGGTTAAACGTCCAGCCGGTGGTCCTCAGAGCAAAGCCGCAAGCGAACATAAAACCGCTTTCATTGGCTTTATGCGCAAGGGTAAAGATGACGGGCTGCGCGAACTTGAACGCAAAGCTCTGCAGGTAGGTGTGGATGAAGATGGTGGCTATGCCGTGCCGGAAGAGCTGGATCGCACGATCCTTAATCTTCTGAAAGATGAAGTGGTGATGCGCCAGGAGGCGACAACCATCACAGTCGGCGGCGCTAACTATAAAAAACTGGTTAATCTCGGCGGTACGGCTTCCGGCTGGGTTGGTGAAACTGATGCCCGCCCGGAAACCGATGCGTCTAAACTCGGTCAGATTGAGCCGTTCATGGGAGAAATTTACGGTAACCCGCAGGCGACTCAAACCATGCTGGATGATGCCTTTTTCAATGTCGAAGACTGGATCAACAGCGAACTGGCAATTGAGTTTGCAGAGCAGGAAGAAATCGCCTTTACCAGCGGTAACGGGACGAAGAAGCCGAAAGGTTTTCTGGCATACGCTTCCACGCTTGATCCGGACAAGACTCGTGCATTTGGTACTCTCCAGCACATTCTCTCTGGCGCTGCGGCAGGCGTAACGGCTGATGCGATCATCAAACTGGTCTACACGCTGCGTAAAGTGCATCGTAATGGCGCTAAGTTCATGATGAACAACAACAGTCTGTTTGCTATCCGAATCCTGAAAGATTCAGAAGGCAACTACCTGTGGCGTCCTGGTCTGGAACTGGGTCAGCCTTCCTCTCTGGCCGGGTACGGTGTGGCAGAGAACGAACAGATGCCGGATATCGCTGCTGATGCTAAAGCAATTGCATTTGGCAATTTCAAGCGTGGTTACACCATTGTTGACCGCATCGGCACCCGCATTCTTCGTGACCCCTACACCAAAAAACCATTCGTTGGTTTCTACACCACCAAACGAACCGGGGGAATGCTGGTGGATTCTCAGGCCATTAAACTGCTGCAGATCGGCACTGGCGCTTAATTCTCTGGGGCTTCGGCCCCGATTTTTCGAGGTGATTTATGCCTGAATTATTGCGTGAACTTAAGTGGTCCCCAGATGGTTGTATTGTCGAATCCATTCCCGCAGGGGTGTATTCGGACGGTGAGCTACCTGTCCGCGCTGAGGAAATTGCTGCCGAACTTGGCATTATCAAATTTGGTAGTGGCGGTGTTCATGTTCCTACAGAGCCAGAGCCAGAGCCAGAGCCAGAGCCAGAGCCAGAGCCAGAGCCACCGAAAACAAAACGTGGGAAGACCAAATGAAACCGTCTATTGCCGAATTACGGCAGCAATGCCGGATAGACAGCGATGATGTTTCTGAAGATCAGACACTGGCGATATATCTCAGTGCAGCAAAGTCCCATGCTGAGAAAATTGTAAACAGGGCTCTATACGATACGAGCATCCCGGACAGTGACCCTGATGGCATCATCATCAGCGACGATATCAAGCTAGCGTTAATGCTTCTTGTCAGCCACTGGTACGAGAACAGAGAGCCGGTAAATATTGGCAATATTACAAGCACATTGCCGTTTGGTGTTCAGGCTCTCCTGGGGCCGCACCGGAAGCACCCGGGAACATAAGGGGGGTATATGCAGGCAGGTCGATTACGCCATCGCGTTACTATCCTGAACTTTACTTCTTTTCGCGATACGACAGGCCAGCCGGTTGAAGAGTGGCAGGAGGGAAAGACCATATGGGCGGAAGTGCTGGGTATCAGTGGTCGTGAGCAGTTGCAATCAGGAGCAGAAACGGCACAGGCAACAATTCGGGTGTGGGTCCGTTTCCGGCGTGATGTGACTGCTGCGTCAAGATTAAAGGTGCTCACAGGACCATTTAAAGGCGCGGTACTGAATATCATCAGCCCCCCCATACCCGACAGTAAAGCCACCAGGCTGGAAATACTCTGTAAAAATGGGGCGGAAAAATGATTGATATCACTCTGGATTTTTCTGGCCTTGAAGAGATATCCCGCGATCTGGAATTACTGAGCCGTGCCGAAAACAACAAAGTTCTGCGTGATGCCACTCGAGCTGGTGCTGAGGTTCTGAAAGATGAGGTGATAGAAAGAGCGCCTGAACGAACCGGCAAGCTGAAGAACAACGTTGTGGTGCTGACGCAGCGATCACGTAAACGCGGTGATATTTCATCCGGTGTTCATATTCGTGGTCGAAACATGCGAACGGGTAACAGCGATAATTCAATGAAAGCCTCCGATCGACGTAACGCGTTTTACTGGCGATTTGTCGAAATGGGCACAGTGAATATGCCCCCACATCCTTTTGTCCGTCCTGCGTTTGATACCCGCGAAGAACTGGCGGCGCAGGTTGCTATGAAACGCATGAACCAGGCCATTGACGAGGTGCTGAGTAAATGACGGAAGATGACCTTTATCTTTTGCTGAGGCCGCTGGCCGGAGGGCAGGTTTATCCCTACGTTGCGCCGCTCGGCAGTGACGGGAAGCCTTCAGTCTCGCCGCCCTGGGTAATTTTCTCGATTATTACGGACGTGGCCGCAGACGTTCTTTGCGGTCAGGCTGAATCAGGGATATCGGTCCAGGTGGATGTTTACTCACTGACTCTCAAAGAGGCGCGGAATCTTCGTGATATGGCGCTTCAGGTGGTTAAGCCACTCAATCCCACCAATATAAGCAAAACCCCTGGTTATGAACCAGAGAACCGGTATTACCGGGCGACGCTGGAATTTCAGGTCACTGTCTGACAAATCCATTAACTCACAGACCCGCTACGGCGGGTTTTCTATTTTCAGGAGACAAATATGTCCTCACTGTATGAAAAATCGCAGGGTACGAAAATTCAGATCACCTCTGCGCCAGCGACACTGGACACGATTGGCGCCGCAATCTGGCTGGATTTGCACTGTACTATCAAAGAGGTCCAGTTTACTGGCGGCCAGAAGCAGGACATTGATGTCACCACGCTGTGTTCAACCGAGCAGGAAAACATTAACGGCCTTGGCGCTCAGTCAGAAATCTCTATGTCCGGTAACTTCTATGTTAACCCGGCACAGGATGCGCTGCGTGAAGCTTACGATAACGACACCACGTATGGTTTTCGGATTGTCTTCCCGTCTGGTATTGGCTTCCAGTTCCTGTCTGAAGTCCGTCAGCACACCTGGTCTTCCGGGACAAACAGCGTGGTGGCCGCAACGTTCTCGCTACGCCTGAAAGGTAAGCCGACGAAAATTGATAACGCACTGCGCCTGACCACCGACCTGCCTGACACCAAATCTGTTACCTCTGGTGCGGCTTTGTCACTGACGGTCGTAGCTGCCGGGGGAACGGCACCTTATTCCTACGTCTGGAAGAAGGGCGGCAGCGCGGTTAGTGGACAGACGACAGCAATGTTCAACAAGTCAAACGCTGCTGCGGGTGATGCTGGTGATTACGTTTGTGAAGTTACCGACGCCTCCACACCTGCTGGAAAAGTCACCTCAGCAACCTGCGTCGTAACGGTGGCGTAATTCATCTTCTTTTATCAGGGATAAAAAATGGCTAAAAGTCTTAAAGAACTGGCGCTGGCTAAAATGTCAGGCTTTCGTCATAAAATCATTACGGTCCCTGAATGGGGTGGTGTGAAGGTTGTTCTACGGGAACCTTCTGGCGAAGGTTGGCTACGCTGGCAGGAAATTGCAAAATCTGGCGCTGATGAAGAAGGCGAGGTGTCTGTATCAGAAAAAGCACACCGTAATCTATGTGCTGACGTGGTGCTGTTCATTGATGTCCTTTGCGATACCAACAAACAACCTGTATTCAGCGTCGATGAAGAAGAGCAGGTACGTGAAATTTACGGACCCGTTCACTCACGCCTGCTAAAACAGGCGCTTGACCTAATCAACAGCGCGGACGAAGCGCGGGAAAAGTCGCAACCCCCGGCGTAAAGTTTCTGATGGCGCTTGCGCTCCGTATGGGGCGCACGCTCTCAGAGCTTAGGCAGAGCATGACAGCAAGCGAGCTTCTGATGTGGATTGAGTTCGACAGGCAAAGCCCCATTGGCGATATTCGTGGTGATATCCAGGCAGCTCAGATCGTCTCTGCCATCTACGGCTCACAGGGGGCGAAAGTACCGCTGGACGATGCGATCCTGCGCTGGGGTGGTGATGAACAATCAGCACCGAAGGATCCGTTTGCAGGGCTTGAGGCTGCATTAACAGCAGCAACTCAGTGACATTTATTCAGTAAGATAATAGGATTTACCTCATTGATGATGTTTAGGGGAAGGTCATGGAAATCTTACTTATTTCAATTGTTATTGGTCTAATACCTGCACTGATTGCAAGTAGCAAGGGGCGCTCTTTTTTGGGGTGGTGGATTTATGGGGCTCTGTTATTCATTGTTGCCTTAGTTCACTCTTTAGTTATTAAAAAAGATGTACAGTTTGAAGAAAAAGAGAGGCTGGAATTTGATGGTATGAAAAAATGCCCGTTCTGTGCTGAATTAATAAAAAAAGAAGCCATCAAATGCAAACATTGTGGTAGTGATTTATTATCAAGTGATCATCCCACAAAAACCGATGAAGAATATCTTGAGGAAGCCCGACGAAAAGTCTGGGAAAAATAATAATATAAACCGCTTCGGCGGTTTTTTTTGTTTCTGGAGAATGAACAATGGCCACCTTGCGAGAACTGATTATTAAAGTGTCCGCAAATTCACAATCTTTCCAGACAGAAATTTCTCGCGCTTCACGTATGGGGCAGGATTATTACAAAACCATGCAGAACGGTGGTCGTCAGGCGGCCGCTGCATCAAGAGAGACGCAGAGAGCTCTAGGGAAGGTGCGAATAAGCAGGTCATTTCTTCCCAAGCTGACTCGCTGATTAAAATTTCGCGGATCTGGGCCGATTTTTTTCCCGCAAACACATCGAATCAGCCTATTTAGGCTATTTTTTCCACCATTTCTGGCGTTATTTCCGGTTTTTACTGAGATCTCTCCCACTGACGTATCATTTGGTCCACCCGAAACAGGTTGGCCAGGGTGAATAACATCGCCAGTTGGTTATCGTTTTTCAGCAGCCCCTTGTATCTGGCTTTCACGAAGCCGAACTGCCGCTTGATGATGCGAAACGGGTGCTCCACCCTGGCACGGATGCTGGCTTTCATGTATTCGATGTTGATGGCCGTTTTGTTCTTGCGCGGATGCTGCTTCAAGGTTTTTACCTTGCCGGGACGCTCGGCGATCAGCCAGTCCACATCCACCTCGGCCAGCTCCTCGCGCTGTGGCGCTCCTTGGTAGCCGGCATCGGCTGAGACAAATTGCTCCTCTCCATGAAGCAGATTACCCAGCTGATTGAGGTCATGCTCGTTGGCCGCGGTGGTGACCAGGCTGTGGGTCAGGCCACTCTTGGCATCGACACCAATGTGGGCCTTCATGCCAAAGTGCCACTGATTGCCTTTCTTGGTCTGATGCATCTCCGGATCGCGTTGCTGCTCTTTGTTCTTGGTAGAGCTGGGTGCCTCAATGATGGTGGCATCCACCAAAGTGCCTTGGGTCATCATGACGCCTGCTTCGGCCAGCCAGCGATTGATGGTCTTGAACAATTGACGGGCCAGTTGATGCTGCTCGAGCAGGTGGCGGAAATTCATGATGGTGGTGCGATCCGGCAGGGCGCTATCCAGGGATAATCGGGCAAACAGGCGCATGGAGGCGATTTCGTACAGGGCATCTTCCATGGCACCGTCGCTCAGGTTGTACCAATGCTGCATGCAGTGAATACGCAGCATGGTCTCCAGCGGATAGGGCCGTCGGCCATTGCCCGCCTTGGGATAAAACGGCTCGATGACAGCGGTCATATTCTGCCATGGCAGAATCTGCTCCATGCGGGAGAGGAAAATCTCTTTTCGGGTCTGACGGCGCTTAGTGCTGAATTCACTATCGGCGAAGGTGAGTTGATGGCTCATGATGTCCCTCTGGGATGCGCTCCGGATGAATATGATGATCTCATATCAGGAACTTGTTCGCACCTTCCCTAGCAGAAGTAACGAACCAACTTAATTCTGCAAAATCCTCTGCGATGGGGCTTGCTGGTGCTTTCGCTGGTGCATACGCCACCGGTCACCTGATCTCCCTTGCGGATGAATGGAGTTCGGTTAATGCACGATTGAAGCAGGCCTCGCAATCAACTGATGACTTCAACCAGTCACAACGCTCTCTGATGGATATTAGCCAGCGAACAGGAACCGCATTTTCAGATAACGCAAACCTGTTTGCTCGCTCAGCTGCATCAATGCGTGAATTCGGCTATAGCTCCGAAGAAGTATTAAATGTTACTGAGGCTATTTCTACCGGATTGAAGCTTTCTGGCGCAAGCACAGCAGAGGCGAGCTCCGTTATTACTCAATTCAGCCAGGCGCTGGCTCAGGGGGTTTTACGTGGTGAGGAATTTAACTCAGTTAATGAGAATGGCGATCGTGTTATCAGGGCTCTAGCCTCTGGGATGGGGGTCGCCAGAAAAGACTTAAAAGCAATGGCTGATGCAGGTCAACTTACTGCTGACAAGGTTGTTCCGGCATTAATCAGCCAGCTCGGATCACTTCGTGAAGAATACAACGCAATGCCGCAGACTGTATCCGCAGCAACGACAAAAATTGAAAACGCCTTTATGGCATGGGTCGGCGGCGCAAATGAAGCAAGTGGTGTTAGCCGGACATTGACAGGCGCATTAAATGGGATTGCAGATAATATTGATGAAGTTGCAACTGCCGCAGGTGTTCTTGTTGCTGTTGGCGCAGCGCGTTGGTTTGGAGATATGGCATCAGGAGCATTTTCAGCAACATCTGGGTTATTAAATGCAGCAAAGAGTGAGATTGCACTTGCTGAAGCACAAGTGAGAGGTACTCAAATATCCACGGCTCGCGCTCGTGCAGCTGTGTATCGGGCACAACAAGCTTTAATTGCTACCAGGGGAACTGATGCTCAGGCAGCAGCGGAGAAAAGGTTATCTGATGCTCAAGCATCATTAACCAGAAATATTTCGGCAAGGACCGCAGCGCAGGAAGCCCTAAACAATGTGACATCATTAGGCACTCGGTTGATGGGGGGCGCTCTTGGGTTGGTTGGCGGGATTCCTGGTTTGGTTATGCTGGGAGCTGGTGCATGGTACATCATGTACCAGAATCAGGAGCAAGCTCGCCGATCCGCACAAGACTATGCAAATACTATTGATCAGATACGCTCTAAAACAAAAACCATGTCATTACCTGAGGCTTCAGATAATGAAGCCAAGACTAGACAGGCATTAGACGAGCAAAACCGGCTTATTGATGAGCAGGCGAAAAAGGTTAGGCAGTTACGGGAAGAAATTTCCGGTTACCAGCATATGTTGGCTAACCCTGGTCCTACAGTTGCTGGTTACATGGTTAATCATCTTAAGAGCATAGATGACGCTACTCGAGGTCTTTCTGATGCCACTAATGCTTTAGCTATTGAGCAAGAACGCTTGGCACAGATGCAGGCTAAATCGCAGTCTATTCAGGAGGTTCTTGAGGGGGTAGAGCATCGTCGTATTGCGCTTATTCGTCAGCAGGCAGCAGAACAGAATTCAGCCTATCAGTCATTATTAATTATGAACGGCCAGCATACAGAGTTTAACCGTCTGCTAGGGTTGGGAAATGCACTGCTTATGTCTCGTCAGGGACTGGTTAACTCTCCGTTACGGTCACCTCAGGCTGACCTTAATACTAAACAGGTGGATGCGATTGAAAAAAGTAGGCGTGAACTTGAATTATCTCGCCGTAAAGGCGAGGAGAGAGAACGCTTACGATTAAGTTATTCTGCTGATGATCTTGGCTTCGCTTCTAACGATCCTCGTTACCAAACCAGCCGTCAGGAGTTAATTAATAATGGTTTAGAGGAATGGAGAAATAATCAAGCTAACAAGCCGAAAGCAAAAGGTGGAAAAACTGAAGCCGAAAAAACGGCGGATACTTACGACAAACTCATTAAGCAGCAGAAAGAGCAAATCGCTCTGGCTGGTCAAAATACCGAACTGGCAAAACTGAAATATCAGGTTAGTCAGGGTGAACTTACTTCCCTCACAGAAGCGCAAAAACAAACCCTGTTGCAGAATGCCGCGTTGATTGATCAGCAGAAAATCCGCGAACAATTATCGGCGTATGAAGCCAACCTCGCTGACTCAAACGCCAGCGCGCGAGCATCTAACCAGGTAGAACTTACCGGGTATGGACAGGGAAGCCGAATGCGTGAACGTATGCAGGAAATGCTACGCATCCGGGAGGAATTTCAGCAGAAGAACGTTGATCTTCAGCGGCAGTACCAGTCAGGTGATATTTCTGAAGACCTATACCGTCAGGAACTGGAGCTTAATAAACGTTATCTTGATGAACGGTTACGAGATCAGGAAGCTTACTACTCAGCTTCTGACGCTCAGCGCAGTGACTGGACAACGGGTATGCGTGAAGGTTTTGCGAACTGGGCTGACACTGCTTCTGATTACGCATCACAGTCTGCTGACCTGGTGAATAACGCAATGTCCGGGCTGGTGGGTAACATATCTGATGCACTGGCCGGTAATAAGGTTGACTGGGAAGACTGGGCCAGTTCTGTGCTTCAGTCTATGCAGAAAATTATCCTCAATGCGATGCTGGTGGATTCTTTGCGCTCAGCCAGTAACAGCGGTTTTTTCAGTTCGATCGGCGGTATGTTTGGGGCGGGGGCTGGCGTTGCATCTGGCAGCACTCCTTCTGGCGCTTATAACTCTGCCGCATCTGGCATAAAGCTGAATGCAAAAGGTGGTGCATATGCTTCTGAAGGTCTGAGCGCTTACAGCAACAGCATTGTCAGCACGCCTACATATTTTGCTTTTGCAAAAGGCGCTGGGCTTATGGGGGAGGCGGGGCCAGAAGCGATTATGCCACTGACACGATCAGCTGATGGTTCGCTGGGTGTTCGCATGGTTGGTAGTCAGCCAGCAGCAACTGGTAATGGAGAAATTCACATCACTCAGCATTTCAATATTTCCGGTAACGGAGACGCTGCACTGAAGCAGGCTATGCAGGAAGCTGCACGACAGGGAGCTAACGACGGTGCGAAACAGGCGCGTCAGGAATTGCTTCAGGACTTCTCTAATAGAGGTCAGGCGAGGAAATTGCTTGGCGTGTAACCATTATTAATATTCATTAAGCCGAAAGGCGGGAGACAGTTATGACTTTAGAACAACGAGTTGCAGAGTTGGAAAAAGAAATATCTGATATGAAAGAAGCGGCCAAACATAAGACCGCTGAACTATCATTGGCAATGTCAAAATCAACTGAAGAAGCTACTGCCGCAGCTATAAAACAAATACATCAAGACTTTCTTTGCCGTGGTCCGTTGCGTCGATCAATCAGTTTATGAAGAGTATATTTCTCTGATGTACTGGGTTATCTCTTTTTCAATTTCCGCCAGAGAGCGATTCTTCGCATTCTCAATGAATATATGATTGGTGATGCTTTCTCCGTGCTCGCCATAAACGGTAAATCTGACATTTGGAGCCCCGGCTTCTGGTTCGTAATCACCTGGCATTCCAATGTGTAGCAGTTGCACTTTAGACAGGTAAAACTTCATTTTATTTCCTTATCCAGAGGTAATCAGCCGTCCCTCATAACCAGAGAACGCCAGTGTCCCACCACTGACGGGCTGAGTAACAACCATAACCAGGTATGTAAACCAGTAACATCCTGACAAATGATCAGTAGCGCTGACATGCGCAGAATAATGCAGGAGAATCTATGGCTGTACTCGAATGGCCGGAAGATGTCTGTCCCGCGTCGCTGACATGGCGACCTGAGAGTAATACCAAAACCTTCCGTTCCCCCTTCAATGGGGCATCGCAGACAGCACGCTTCCCCGGTACCCGCTGGGTATGTTCCCTGACCTTCAATAACCTGACGGATGAAAAATCCAGGCGCATTGATGCTCTGGTGGCTTCGCTTGACGGTGAGTATGGCAGGGTAAAAGTCCGTGACTGGGGGAGAAGTGGCAGAGCGCCTGCTGGTGCGCCCGTTGTTGATGGTGCTAATCAGACAGGAATCCAGCTTCAGAGTAAGGGCTGGACGCCGGGAACAGTTGTGCTCAGACAGGGCGATTATTTCACTGTTAACGATGAACTGAAGATGGTTACAGCCGACGTGACGAGCGCGCCGAACGGTACCGCAATAATTGTATTTGCCCCGATGTTGCGTAGTTCGCCGCCTGCTAATGCAGCCATTGAAATCGCGAAACCCTACGGCATTTTCAAACTGAAGGATAACCAGCAGGGAGCCGGTAACCGTGTGCCGGGTGTTTTTACCAGTTATACACTGGAGCTTGAGGAGGCATTTTAATGCTGTATTCCCCCTTTTCTGATTCGATGGTGGACTGGTTATCCCGCGACAGGGTGACGGTTGCGATCGCCGCTAATATTCAGTTTGAATCCGGTACCGTCTATGTGCATTCCGGTACTGGGACACTGGTTCTCGGCGGTTATGTCTATTACGGTATGGGGCGCATGGGTTCTGTTGATGATGCCAGCGAAACCAGCACGACCAGCCCGACGCAGGTCAAAATGACCCTTTCTGGCCTGGATATGGCCCTCTTTGCCACCACGCTGAATGAGCGATGCGTGGGCAGAAATGCCGAAATCTATCTGGTGGCCATGGATGATAACGGTGTTGTCCAGGTTGCCGATCTCCTGTTTAAAGGGCGGGTATCCAGTACGGGAGCGACCGCTGGCGGGACGAACGCCCTGCAGTACACCATCAGTAATATTTTTGAAGACTGGCAGCGTCCTTTCCCCGATCGTTATACCGATGAATCGCAGCAGGCTGCTTATCCCGGCGACCGCATATTCCGGTATGTGGCGCAGATGTCTGAACGTTCTATTTACTGGGGCAGTAAAAAAGATGCGCCAGGATTTACCTATAAGTGAGGGAGCATGAAGCATCCGGACTGGCATAACAGATTAATCACCGTAATAAGGGCCGCTGAAAAGCGGCCTTTTTTATGGGGCAGTCATGACTGCTGCCTGTTCGCGGCGGACTGCGCTCAGGCCATGTGCGGCGAGGATTTTGCGGCAGGCTGGCGCGGAACCTACGACAGCGAGCATGGGGCTAAAAAGGCGATATTGCGCGGTGGCGGTTCGCTTGAAAAGGTGCTGGCCCGTTATCTCGATGAAGTGCCGGTGAAACTGGCGCAGAGAGGGGATATCGCCGTGGTTGAAAATGCCGGTGCGCGGTGTGCCGGGGTGGTGTATTCCGGCGTTGTGTGGGCGCCTGGCGAAAATGGTCTTGTCAGTCTGCGGGTTAAACCGCTGAGTGTCTGGAGGGTGCGTTAATGCCTGCTGCTGTTCCGATTGTTGCCACCATTGCCGCAGGTGTGGCGGCGGCAAATGAAATGTATGCCATTGCGATGGTTATCACCGTCGCCGCACAGATTGCCACTCAGGCGCTGACCAAGACCCCATCGCTGAATTCCTACCGTGATACGTCTGAACGTAAACAGGTTCTGCGCGCTGCGGCCAGTGCCAAAACCGTTGTTTATGGTCGCTCCACATCTGCTGGCACTCTGTTCTTTTCCGAAGAGCAGGCTGGCGAACAGGATGATGGCGAAATGCTGCATCTGGCCATTGCCCTGGCGGGACATCCGTTATCCGGTGTTCAGACGGTCTGGCTGGGTGATGAACCGATCAGTAGCTATCCTGAGCATGCCTTTTTCGAGTTGCACACCAACCGCCAGACGGTGGACCCTTACATGCTTGAAAACTGCCCGTCATGGAAAGAAGACATGATCGGGAAAGGGCTCACCTGGCTGCGCGTATCCCTTAAATTCAATGCTGAAAAATTCCCGGCAGGCATCCCTAACATTAAGGTCGAAAAACAGGGGCGGGCTATTTATGACCCGCGCACCGGGTTGACGGGTTACAGCAACAATGCGGCGCTGGTTATCCTGGACTATTACCGCAATTACCTGAAAGTACCCGATACCGATATTCTCTGGGACCAGTTTAAGGAAGCGGCGAACATCTGTGATGAGGATGTGATTACTGGCAGCAATACCGTTGAGAAGCGCTACACGATTAACGGTGAGTTCGATCTCAGTGAAAACAAAGTCAGTATTCTGGAAGGGATGCTGGCAGCTTGCGCCGGGGATGTAACCTATACCGCAGGTAAACATGGCCTTCTGGTCGGGGCTTACTACGGCCCCGCCACAGAGGTGATAACTGAGAGCCAGCTGGCCGGTGATATTGAAATCATGCCGGAAGTCTCTCAGGCGGAACGCGTTAACACTATCAAGGGGACATTTGTCGATCCGCAGCAGGGTTATACCGAAGCGGATTTCCCCTCAGTGTCTGTCAGTGAATGGGTGGCGGAAGACGGGGTAGAAATATCGCAGGATATGAAGCTGCGATTTGTGACCTCTGAATTTCAGGCCCAGCGTCTGGCAGACGTGAAGTTAAAGCGCACCCGCATCGCCAGAACCATGAACGTTACGTTAAATCTGAGCGGGTACCGTTACCGCCCGGGAATGTATGTGAAGGTGAATTTCCCGTCTATCGGTATCGTAAACGTTGAGATGCGGGTAACTGACTGGAAGTTTGGCGTTCAGAATGGCGTACAGCTGACACTGAAGCAGGAAACAGCAGATGTCTGGGGCGATGCCATCGGCAAACCGATCGAGCGACCGCCGTTCACTCAGTTGCCATCAGGCGGCGTGGCGCAGCCGCAGAACCTGAAATATACCGTGGAGGAAATCGGTCAGGTCGTACAGGGCATTTTGTCCTGGCAGAATATCGGGCCGGTGGTCTATAACAAAGTGATCATTCGTCGCAATGGTCAAATGGTCATGTCCGTCCAGGTTCCGGGGACGTTCACGCGTCTTACCGGGTTACCGAAAAATACCTACACAGCCCACGTTATTGCCGTAAACCAGATGGGGGCAGAGTCGCCGGAAGGGTATCTGGAATTCAGTATTGAAGCCCCGCCAGCACCTTCCCATGTTGATATTGAGCAGGGCTTCTTTGCCGTCACGCTGATCCCGCGTCTGGCGGCAATTACCAATGTTTCCACGCAGTTTGATTTCTGGACGTCAGGCGAAACAAAACTGCCTGATGCCTCAACAGTCACCGTGGAAGCGAATGCCAACCGTGAAGGGATGGGAACCACCTGGACCAGCAATCAGCTACAGGTAGGGCATACCTATTACTGGTACATCAGGACCATTAACGCCTTTGGTGCATCAGGGTTTATCGAGGTACCTGCGCTGTGCTCTATGGACACTGGCAGTCTCATAGACCTCATTGATGATGCAGTACAGAAATCAGACGCATTCCAGAACGTTAAGGCCGGTGTCGATACGAACCTGGAAGGCATTATGGAAAATGCGCTGGCGAACCATGGCACCGTTGAGCATCAGTATCAACAATATGGTGAGGTACGTGCTGATATTCTTGTCGTAAAAACCACGGTGGCTACCGCCGAACAGGGGCTCGCTGATCTGTCCAGTTATGTTCAGGCGTCAATCGGACCAGAAGGCACTTTGACTGCTGCGGTTAACCAGAAACTGACCGCCGAAGTAAATATTGATGGAACGGCAAAAGCTTCTTATGTCACTAATCTCGGCATTGTCAGGAATGGAGTGAAATACAGCACCGGGTTCGGTATGTCGATTGAGCCATCGGGGAACAGCTATAAATCCACAGTGGTTTTTGCTGCTGATCAGTTTGGTATTTATTCCGGAAGTGATCCGGGAAATTACACTGCTGCATTTTTTGTCTATAACGGGCAAGTATTTATCCGCGATGCACTAATTCAGGATGGCAGTATCACCAATGCCAAGATTGGCAACTATATCCGGTCCACCTCTTTCATCCCTGGTCCTTCTGGGGCTGGGTGGAATATCGACAAAAACGGGAACTGTGAATTTCATGGACAGTTTTATGCGAACAGCGGCCAGTTTTCATTTAACGGTACCAATAACACAGTTGTTATCAACGGTAACGGAGTGACAGTTAATCTTCCTGGTGGTGGACGGGTTGTCGTCGGGAGGTGGTCATAATGCCGGAAGGGATTCTGATTGATTACAACGATGGCCGTCCGGTGATGGCTATTACTGCGGGGCTGCGAGCCCCCAGTTTTTGCACATCGTTCTCGGGCTGGTCATCCCAGTTCATGCAGTACCCGGTCAATACCCCGCTAGTTCCCGGTTCGCAGGCTATCGTTGTGCCAACCAATCCCATCTACATCTATTCCTTTGCTGAATTCGACGTGGCCATAATGACGGTTGTCACCCGAAACGGTGATTCCGGGGTAATCATCGGGGCTGAGACAATAGGGGGGAAAAGCATTGTCCCTGACTGGTCAGGCTACGTTATGGAATTGCTGCCTGCGGCGACTTACAACGAAGGATTACTGGTTTCAAACTCGACTGACTTTACCGCCATATCCAACCAGGCCGCGCTGATGACCTGCGCTTATTCCGGGCGCATTACGGTAAACGGTAGCGCTGCGCTTCCGGTCACCGGTATTCCTTTCGGCAAATGGGATAACCCGAATGTGTCGGTGGGATTTGATGGCACCAGTATCATCGTGCGCGATATTTCCTACACAGGGCGGGACGATGTGGCCGGAACGGCGACGATTGATCTGGTGATATTCAATCAGACCGCACCTGTCGGCGGCGACGGTATCACGATGACCAACGCCGCAGGCCAGGTCACGTTCTCCACGGTGAAACGCCCCTTTGTGTATGACCGACAAATCCAGATCACTGATGCCTTTCAGGATATTGGCGGCGGGTTCTGCCAGATAGTCTATACCGGCGTTCAGGTACGAATGATTGGTGGATGGGGAAATATCAGAACTAAAGGCGTGGTCATGTCAGGCGGTAGCGTCAGGTCAGCCTACAACAAAGTATTTGCGGATCGTAACTCTGGCTCATGGGATATGACCCGTAACAGGAATATCGCCATGCCGATTCTCATTCTTCCGAACATGTACTGAGGAAAAACTATGTCAGCAGGAACCTTAACCCTGACGAATAACTCTGCTCTGGTATCTGGGGCAGGAACGTCATTTACCACAGAGCTGGCGGCCGGAGATTTCATTGTTGTCACTGTCGGCGGCATTCCCTATACGCTCCCGGTTAAGTCCGTGGAAAGTGGTACAGCGTTGACGCTCGTGAGTAATTATACCGGACCCACACAATCAGGCGCCGCCTGGTCAGCCGTTCCCCGCGTAGCGCTGAATATGGTTACCGCTGCACTGGTTACCCAGAGCGCAGAGGCGCTTCGCGGCCTGAACTACGACAAACAGAACTGGCAGCAGGTATTCAGCAACTCAGGCAATATCACGTTGAAGCTCCCGGATGGCACCACTTTCACCGGTCCGTCGTGGTTGCTCCTTTCACAGTCACTGGAAGGAAAGGTTAATTCTAATGATACCCGCCTCGGAACCGTAAACAATAAATCCGGCGGGATTATAACAACGGGCATATCGGTGACGGGGCAAGTCGAATCCATATCCGGAGGTTTAAAAACAACGGTTAATTCCACAGCATCAGATACCGCCGTATCGGCACCAGGCATTACTTCGGGATTCACAGGGCATTTTACTCCCCATTATTCTACATTCAGACACCGCGTAGATCCGGGATGGGGGTCATACGGATATTTCACCGTGGCGGCAGGGGGAACGGTACATTATTACCGCTTCACGACGGACGGGAGATTCTCGGTAAACAACGCTACTTTCAACTCCCTCGGAGACATATCAGGCTCTGCATGGGCGGCATCTGGTACGACTAACTTATGGACCTATCTGACCAAGACATATGCGCCGCTTTCGTCGCGTAAACTAAAGGAGAACATAGAACCTATATCGGAGGAGGAGGCAATAGCTGAGGTACAATCGTGGAAAACGTATAATTATGATTTTATCTTTGGCAAGAAAGGGAGCGGTATTATTGCTGATGAGGTTAAACCACGATATGTAACAACATTAACTCAGGAATTTGAAGGTATTGCTGATGTTGAAACGGTGGACCAGCTTAGTATGTTGATGGGTAACGTCCCTCCTGTACTTCGCTTCCTGTTGAAAAAAGTGGCCTCACTGGAAAATGATATTTCCGAGCTTAAGGAAAAAGCCAGGGTGTAACCAGCGGGCCGTACTTAAGCAAAATGATGGTTAAAGGCGTTTAATCTGAAACCAACCACATATCAGCCTCTTCAAACATCTCTTGAACGGCCGCACTGATTCGTTCTTTCTCATGCTTACTGGCGTCAGTATTGATCGCCGGCAGTGTCATCATCGGTTTTACCCGGACATCAGCATCGGGGAAAATCCGGTGAACCCTCTTGGTCAATTCGCCCAGAATGATATCTTTTGCACCGGGCAGACCATCAAAATTCCTTTTGTCATAAACGAGTTCCACGAACATTGCTTATTGCCTCTTTACTGGATGGATATACAGTATTTATACTGTGTTTTTATCCGGTATTCAAGAGGAGGGGGTAAATGATGCCACGACGTAGCGATATTGAAATAGCCTGGTATGCTTCGATACAGCGAGAACCGAATGGCCGGAAGACTGTCACCACACAGCGGTTTGTCCAGGAACTGGGTAAGGTTAACTGGCACTGGACGATGAAGCAGGCCAACGATTGGATAGAATGTTATGTGACAACATTCCGCGATGTATCAACGCAGGAAGGCGAGAACCGAACCTTTCAGCTGTTCAATCCAAACGGAGGACTTTAGCCATGGGCTTCCCTTCACCGGCCAGCGATTACGTTGAAACGAGGATCTCCCTCGATCAGCAGCTTATCAGCCAGCCAGCAGCGACTTACTTCATGCGGGCATCACGTTCACATTTCAGGGAAGGGATACTCCAGGGGGCGCTGCTGGTTGTTGATGCGTCACTTACTGCCTGCGATGGCTCACTGCTGATATGTGCAATCGACGGGGAGTTCAGGATCAAGCGATATCGGACTCACCCTCAACCCCACCTGATTAATCTGGAGAACGGGAGAAGGGAGGCGCTACCAGTGGATGATGACGGTTATAGTTCTGCACCGGCTATATTCGGGGTGATCACGTACATCATTAATGATGCCAGGAACGCGGAGTTTGATGACTGCCCGGTGATGTAATCATATTGGTTGTATTAACTCAGCCCCCTGATTTTTCACATTACCAACGGCACGCGTCACGGCGTGCCATATAAATTTCTCAGCCGGCACGGAACCATCGGCCGCAATTTCCGCAGCTTCTTTCCCTCCAACGTCCTGCTTCATCCATTCGCGAGCAGCATCTGGTGACAGTACCAGTGGCCGCCTGTCGTGAATATCTACCAGTCCTTGGTCGGCCGCAGCTGTCACTATCAGGAATCCTTCAGCTTCATCTCCACGTTCGAATGGTGTGCTGCCAATCGCCGCCATAAATATCGGCTGACCATCGGCACGATGAATGAAGTAAGGCTGCTTCGTGTCACCTTCCTTTTTCCATTCGTACCATCCATCAGCAAAGCAAATTGCACGACCGTGCTGCCAGAGTGGTTTAAACATTCTGCTGGTGGCCGCAGTTTCAGATCGAGCATTAATTAGCGGTGGCTTATCCCACCATCCAGGGGCATATCCCCAAATGACAGGGTCAAGGTGCAGTTGTTCATCACGTTCGCTCAGAAGCAAAACTTTTGTTCCTGGCGCTACGTTGAATCTTCCGATGGGTTCTGGATCGTATGGAATGTCGCGTTCTGACTCATCAGCGAGCAGGGCAAGATAATCTTCACGCGTCATTGACTGTGAAAAGCGTCCACACATAGAAACCTCCAGCCGTATGTCAGACTGAAAGTATAGGGCAGTAAGAAAAAGTGGTGCGCACCGTTAAAGATTTAAAAGGAGCTTGTAAAATAAATCGGAATGATTTCTTTGTGAATTGATGAATTCCGAAAGTGAAGGGGGCTTTAATCATTGTGTTCGAGAGCGATTAAGAGACAACATTTGACGGACTTTTTCCCCAGTAATTCCCCAAAGCTTCCCCGTTCAGAAAACAGACATAAAAAAACCAGCCGTAACAGGCTGGTTCTTAGAGGATTTTTGGTCGGCACGAGAGGATTTGAACCTCCGACCCCCGACACCCCATGACGGTAGGTTACTTAACGTAGGCACCACATGAATTACATTTGTATTTTCCAGCAAAACGGAACTGTCCGCTAACTGGGCTCATAGAAGACATTTTCTTTGCAGAGCTTTCATAACATTTAGGGCAAAACGGGCCATTAGGTTTGCCTTCTATTTCATTGGCGCGCCAGTATACGGCGTCACGGAAAATGAGTTCATCAGAAGCATCCAGTTTCTTTTGCAATTCTTCAACTTTTTGCTTCAGTTCATGCATTTCTATCTGAGCGTCTGCTAACTCGATCTTGGCTTCCGACAAAGCAATATAAAGTTCGCTAAACTTAAGCCTCATCTCAGCATCAGTGTATGCCCCGGCAGCATTTTTTAAGTCTTTAGCTAAATCAAAAGCAGTTTTAAACGCGGTCAACCCGGCGAAGATATCGGCCAT